CAGGCGTTCCGAACCCGGCAGGATCCGCCGTTCCTCTGTTACCGCTTTGTCTATGATACGCAATTCTTCGCGGACGACCAGATGTATTACGGCGCGGGGCGCTATCAAGTGGAACTGTACACCTGTCTGAAGGCTCCGGCGGAGGAGGGCAAGGTGGAGGCGGCGCTTTCGGGCCTGTGCTGGGAAAAGTCGGAGGAATACATAGCGAGCGAACAGATCTACCAGATTACCTACGAAATTGAGGTGTAATTATGCCAACAAACAAAGCAAACAAGGTCAAATTCGGCCTAAAAAATGTCCACTATGCGCTGTTGACAACGGGGGATGAAGGAGCCGTCAGCTTTGGGACGCCCGTCGCAATTCCCGGCGCGGTTAACTTATCCCTGGATGCGCAGGGGGAGCCCAGCACCTTTTACGCTGACGATATCGCATACTATGTCACGGCTGCAAACGACGGGTACAGCGGGACCCTGGAGATTGCTCTGATCCCGGACAGCTTTCGTAAGGATGTGCTTCAGGACACAGAGGATCAGACCGACAAGGTATTAATTGAGAACGTGAGCGCTGAGAGCAAGCCCTTTGCGCTGCTCTTTGAATTTGCTGGGGATCAGAAAGCTGTACGCCATGTGCTTTACAACTGTTCAGCTACGCGCCCTGGACTGGCCGGAGCCACTACGACCAATACCAAAGAGCCTACGACTGAGAGCATGACAATTACGGCGTCGCCTCTCGCCAACGGGAACGTGAAAGCTAAGACTACGCCCGACACGCCGGATGAGAAATACAATGCATGGTATCAATCTGTGTGGCAGCCAGCAGAAGCGGGTGGCGGAGGTTAAAGCATGGTAAAAACGATTGAGATTGACGGGAAGGAGATCCCGTTTCGTGCGACTGCCGCCGTACCCCGCTTATACCGCATTAAATTTGGGCGCGATATTATGCAGGACATGAAGCAAATTCAATCTGTGCTGGAGAAGGCCGAGGCCGGTGAGGAGACAATACCTGTGCAGATGCTTGAGGTATTTGAAAACGTGTCCTACATCATGGCCCGCCATGCAAATCCGGAGATGCCGGAACACAGCGTTGAGGAGTGGCTGGATGGGTTTGATACCTTTTCCATCTATGAGGTTTTCCCGAAACTGATGGATCTGTGGAGAGCAAACAATCACACGCTTCTGGAGAGTAAAAAAAAATAAGATCTACGGAACGGGAGATGACCACTGCGCTGTTTATGCTCAGGGCGGCGCAGCTGGGCATCTCCGTTCGGGATCTGGATCTGCTCACAATAGGCATGGTGACTGATATGGCAATTGAGGCTGGCAATGATAATTGTGAGTACGATGAGCTTCCAACACAAGAGGACTTCGACCGGTTTTGAGGTGAGGATATGTCAAACAGGATCAAAGGGATTACCGTAGAAATCGGCGGGGATACCACCAAGCTGGACAAGGCGCTGGCCGGGACCAACAAGCAGCTATCCACCACTCAAAAGTCCCTGAAGGATGTGGAGCGGCTGCTGAAGCTGGATCCGGGCAATGCGGATCTGCTGGAGCAAAAACAGCGGCTCTTGGCTCAAGCAGTTGAGGGTACATCCCAAAAGCTGGATACGCTGCGCCAGGCTGCGCTGAACGCCGATCAGGCGCTTCAGAGGGGTAAGGATTACCAAGCCAAGTATGAGCCCTTAAAAGCCGAGCTGGACAGCGTAGCGGCCTCCATGCGCGGGATGGAAGCAAACCAGGAATCTATGCAGGCCAAGCTGGAGAGTGGACAGATTTCTACGGAACAATATGACGCGTTCCAAAAAAAATTGGAGGAGACCCGAAAAAAATATAAGGAGCTGCAGCAGGCGGTCAAGGATCTTGACAAAGAATTTGCGGGGGCGAAGATGTCCACCGAGCAGTACGACGCTCTGCAGCGGGAACTTGCCGCCACAGAAAAAAGCCTGGAGGATCTGAAGAGAACAGCGAAAGACAGTTCCTCGGCCTTAAAAAAATTTGGCGATACAGCTGGAAAGGTTTCAAGTACAGCGGGAAAAGTAAAAAACGCCTTTGCGCCGGTAACTGCGGCGATTGGGGGCGTTGCTGCAGCGGCGATCGCCACGGTTCCGGCTACGGAGGAGTTTCGCGCGGATCTGTCCCTGTTGGACAACAATGCCCGCCAGGCCGGCGTAGGCATCGATGCGGCCCGCCAGGCCTTTATGGATTTCAACACGGTATCCGGTGAAACGGACAGCAGTATTGAGGCCGTATCCAATCTGCTCCAGGCCGGATTTACAGAGAGCAATCTGCAGATTGCAGTGGAAGGGTTGGCCAACGCGGCCGCCACCTTCCCGGATACGTTAAAAATTGAGTCCCTGGCAGACAGCCTCCAGGAGACACTGGCCACAGGGACGGCAACCGGGCAGTTTGGAGAATTGCTGGACCGGCTGGGAGTCGGCGCGGAAAACTTTTCCGCCAATCTGGCTCAATGCACGACGGAAGTAGAGAAGCAGAATTATGCGCTGTCCGTTCTGGTGGGCGGGCCTCTGCAGGGGGTATATGAGGGATGGCGGCAGAACAACCAGGGGCTGGTAGAGAGCAGGGAGGCCAGCCTGGAACTCCAGACCGCCATCTCCGAACTGGCAGAAAGCCTTCAGCCGTTTGTGACGGAACTGACAGAGCTGGCGACCAAATTTCTGGACTGGTTTAATAGCCTGGATGAGGGGACACAAAAAGCGATTGTCGGCATAGGCGGCTTAGTGGCAGCAATCAGCCCTATGGCCGGAGTGATTGAAAAGGTTTCCGGGGTGCTTCCAAAGTTGGTTGATTTGTTTGACAAGCTCGGGGTAAAAGGGACGCTTGTAATGATTGCAATCGGAGCAATCGTGTATGTTATCGCCCAGCTTGTGGACGCATGGGACGACATGAGCTCAATGGAAAAAGTAATCGCTGTCTTGGGGCTTGTAGCTGCCGCTGCTCTCACAGCGGCTATTGCGTTAGGCGCATTTCAATCGGCTGCAACAATGGGCCTTGCCGCCGCTGGTATTGTGGCGGGCATTATAGCAATTACAGCGGCGATAAACTCTGCGAACAGCCGCGCGGAGCGGGCTGCCGCGTACAACTCCACAATGGGGCTGCGCAGTTCAAGTTCCGGAGTACCCGGACTGGCTGAGGGCGGCGTTATTCCGCCAAATCAGCCGTTCCTCGCGATGTTGGGCGACAACAAACAGGAGCCGGAGATTGTTGCGCCTTATTCCACTATCAAGCAGGCAGCTTCTGAGGCTATGGCGGAACGTCCAGCCGGAGGTACGGGAGTAGCGGAAATTTATCTGGACGGCGTCCGACTCGGCCGGGCGGTATATCCCTATGTGCAGGGAGAGAGTGTGCGCCAAGGTGCAAAGCTAATAACGAGGTGATGGTATGGTGACAATGGACGGAACCCAATATCAGGTGCGGGTGAAGATCGGATCTTTGGGGCGCTCTTTCCGCATTGGAGAGGGAGACAATTCGAGCACAATGCTGTCCGGCCTCTATGACAGGGATATCCTGGGGACTTACTATGATTATGAGATGGAGGTTGAACCGGATCCGGCCAATCCAGGGGACTATGATCTTTTTTATGAGGCCATATCCGCCCCGGTTCAGAGCCACAGCATTACGCTCCCCTACGGGCAGTCCTCTATCACCTATGACGCTATGGTCTCCTCTGGGGACGACGGCCTGAAGGACAAGGTTGCAGGGCGCTGCCGGTGGACAGGCCTCAAGGTCCAGTTTACCGCCATTCGGCCCAAGCGGACAGAGTAGGGGAGGATGTTTGGCCGTGGCTGCCAACCGCATCATTGTTGGAATTTATGAATTTGAAGATGACGATATCCTGAACGGCAACTGCTACATTGAGAACGACTTGACTTCATCCAGTCTTTCCATCAATACATTTGACGCTGAGGTGCGTTGTACGGACCCTGCACTAAGCAACACAGCGAAGAATGAGAAACTTACCTACTTTCACAACAATGCGCAGACTGGAGTCTTTTTTGTGCAGAGTGTGTCCCGCATTGGGACGGATCGCTACAAGCTCTCCGCCGTGTCTGCGATGGGGCTGCTGGACCAGCGGCAGCACTACGGCGGGATCTATACCGGGCAGACTGCGCAAGAGCTTATTTCCGATATCTGCGGGCCTGTTCCGGTTATTGTAAAGAGCATATTAGCCGGCATGACGCTGTATGGCTGGCTGCCCATTGGAACCGCCCGTGAGAATTTAGCACAGGTAGTCTTTGCCTTGGGGGCTGCGGTGAAAACAGATCTCAACGGCGTTATCCGCATAGAGGGATTGTGGAACGGAGTAACCTGCGGGATTGGGATGGATCAGATGAGCCTCGGTAGCGCAGTGGAGTACAGCACCCCGGTAACATCTGTAGTTGTGACGGAACACCAGTATGTGCAGGTAAACGAAGAAGACACATTGTTTGAAGGCGCAACCGTTGAAGGGGATATCATTACATTCAGCGAACCGATGCATGGGTTAACCGCATCGGGATTTAGCATCCTGGACAGTGGAGCAAACTATGCCAAGGTGAGCGCAGGCTCCGGGACCCTGACCGGCAAGAAATACCGTCACAACACCAGACAGGTGATCCGGGAGGTTTCGCAGGCGCAGGAAGAGAGTGTAGTAACTGTAGAAGAGGCTACGCTGGTATCCTTGGTTAATTCTGCTGCCGTGGCAGATCGGCTGGCAAACTTTTACGCCTGCCGGGAGACGATACGGGGAGATATAGCCTGCCAGACCGAACGCCCGGGAGATGTGGTCTCTCAGTATCACCCCTTTGATAAGACGACGGTATCCGCTTGCCTGCAAAGTATGGATATAAACCTCTCCAGGAAGCTAAAAGCAACGGAGACGGGTTTGGTTGGCTATATACCACAGCAGATTGAGAAGACAGAAATCCTGGAGAACAGAATCATTCTCACGGGCAGCGGCTCGTTGATTGTGCCGGATGGCGTGACCTCGCTGCGCGTGGTTGTGATTGGATCGGGCAACGGCGGACAAGCTGGCGCAGATGGCACAAATGGCGCAAGGACATATCTTGTCCTGACATCTGCTGAGGTGAACGCAGGCGGCTCATGGAGCGAAGCGGCAGGTTCGCCTGGGATCGGCGGGTCAGGCGGGCAGGGCGGAAAAGGCGGAAGGATCCTGCAGGCTGTCCTGGAGGTAGAACCAGGGGAAGTTATACAGTATAGCGCAGCCCCCGGTGGATCCGGCGGGAGCGAAAATGGAAGCGCTGGATCCACAGGAGGGAATACCACTTTTGGAAATCTGACGTCTGCAAATGGTTCCGTTAACGATTCCGGCTATACAGACCCCATAAGCGGGATAACCTACGCTGCAAAAGGCAAAGACGGGCTGGATGGCGGCGATGGAGGCAAGGGCGGGACAGCGTCCCTAAACAACTTTACCGAAGGCGAGGACGGAGAAGCAGTCGGCTCTTATCCGGGAGGAGATGGAGGGTCGGGCGGATATACAAATTCCTCGACGGGTTGGATGTATATGAGATATGGCGGTGGCGGAGGCGGCGGAGCTGCCGATGGGGCAAATGGCGGTGGAGGCAATGGGACTTATGGCCGCGATGGAGGTCCTGGGGCTTCTCCGCCGTCTGCGTCGAACGCCGACACCTATGGGAGCGGCGGAGACGGCGGAGCTGGCGGTGGAGGCGGCGGAAGCGCCGGCAGTGTATTCTTTAAGAGCGATGGCGGCACGGGCTCTACCGGCTTTTGGGGTACCCTTTCAGGCGGCGCTGCAGGAGTCGGAGCGGCTGGCGGGGCCGGTGCTGATGGCTGCATCATCGTCTACTACGCCCAAGCGAGAACGATAGCGACCGGCCAAGTAGTAGATAAAAACAATAAGATGCTTCTGGACCGGTTGGGGCGTCGAGTGATTGTATAGGAGGATACGAGGATGCCGACAACAGAAGAGAGACTTGCAGCATTGGAAACGCTTGTAGCGGGGTTGTCTGCGTCTCAGACAGCAGAAACGCCCAGCAGCTACTACACCAGCAAATATAGCGGCGAAGAGATAGACGCGCTGTTAGACTGGGTAGCGGCGCAGCAGGAGGAAAGCACATGATCATCAACGGGACGGCGATCCGTATGATCCGTGGTGACACGGAGGTGCTGACAGTGAGCTGTGAGCAGGAGGACGGCACTCCGCGTCCCTTTGTGGATGGGGATACGGTGTACCTCACGGTGAGCAGCGTACTGAAAAAGCAAGTCACGGCGTTTACGGAGGACGGCGCGGCAGTATTCTACTTTGGCCACGAGGAGACGAACGATATCCCGGCGTCAAAATACAAATACGATGTGCAGCTGACGGCGAAGGACGGGACGGTAACGACCATCATACCGCCCAGCGACTTTGTGTTGGAGGGGGATGTGACCCGTGAGTGAGCTGAAAGGCCGTCTCTCAGGCGGGGGTGCACTGACTGGTAAAATCGGCGGCAGCGCGGGCGGCGGGGTGCCGTACCAGATAGGCGACGGGTTAAAAGTGGTGGAAAACGTCCTGATGGTGGACACGGCGGACAGGGTGGAAG